CTGTAAGAGGAAGACCTTCATATACCTATGCAGGTGCTACTCATTATACAGAAACGGAAGGTGTTGAAGAGAACGCACTTCACCCACATACTCACTTTCATAGTGCGGTTAGAGCGAGAAATAGATCAACAAATGAAACATCAAGCTCAGAACCACTTGCTCAAGGTCAAACTGGTTATGTAAATGCTTCTACTATTCCTATTCAAGATTGGTTAGATGCAACTACAAACACTAGTGGTATTCCTGGTAGTGGAGATATGAGATGTCTTGCTATTGATCAGTGGAATCCAAATGCAGGAACACAGTTTTCTGGGCAACCTGTTTGGGGCACTGGTCTAGCACAAACAATCTATCATGGTGGTTGTATTTTTGGTTATGGACAACAACCTAATGGTGGAACAAATTTATATCAATATAATTGCTTGAACAACAATCCATTTTCTGTTGATAGAAATACATTGGATGGATCTGCTGATAACAGCAATGTAGCAATGTTTACAAATACTTTTGAAATTAACCTTGGACTTTTTCCAGTATGTTTTATTACTGAAAACCAAAATCCAGCACCAGACGGTTCTAATGATGTTCCTGCAACTTACGTTCAGAATGGTGATGGTGTTCCCAATGATTATAACGGAAATAGTATATACGACGTAGTGCCATTACAGTCTAACTTTAACTATCAGGATTCTCGCTGCACTACCGACATTGAGAATTCTGTAACTGACACCGTTGATTTACCTAGAGAGGCAGGTAATGATCCTACACAGCATGTTCATCGTATTGATTTAGAGACGAATGATCATACATATAAAGTGAAGACACGAGCAATTGTTGTACCACCCGAAAACCTAGTTACGACAATGGATATTGGATCTGATTCATCAGTTTCAATTGACTCTGCTTGTGCTCCTTTTATTATCATGGAGTATTTAATTAAGATTTAAGTTATGGCGCAAAGTTACAGGAATGCTAGAACAGGTTATCTGACTGATATCTTAGTTGATACTACTCCTATTGGAGCTATTGTCCCAAATCTTAAGACGGGGCAAAATTCGTATGACCATAGTTTTGTTAGAGATAATGCTAATCAATACCCAGGATTAAAAGAGAGAACAGGAAACTCTTATATATCTGGAGATGATCCAGCATATACCCATGAGGGATATTTGTATTGTGATGGATCTGAATATAATATTGCTGATTACCCAGCATTATATGAAATTATTGGTAATGACTATGGTGGCAATCCTAGTAGTGGTATTGATGTTATTAATGGAGGAAGTGGATTTACGAGTGTTCCAACAATTTCACTTACGGCACCACCATTAAATCCTCCTTTAGTTGCGAATCCTATCGTTGCAACAGCGGAAGCAATAGTAGATTTGGTAACAGGTACTATTACGAGGATTACTGTTACTAATCCTGGATCTGGTTATGATTATAACACCCCTCCCGCTGTCACAGTTACTGGTGGTGGTGGAAGTGGAGCAACATTTCGTGTAAGAGTTGATCCTGTTAGTAGAACTATCGTAGGGATTGGTAAGAATAATGTAATGGATTGGTGGGGAGATTCTAATTTAGGTACATTTGCTGTTCCTGATACTGTTGCAAAGAAAATTGTTGGTAATGGTCCAGTATATGGAAATAACTCTCCTAATATCGGAAACTCTTCATTGGGAGTTGGAACAATTGGAGGCGGATGGTATCTAGATCAGAACCTTCAAGATGATTATTTTTCATTGGGTAGGATTACTACGACTGGATACGATCAAGTTATTGAGACAACTGGTGTTGATATTATTGGCAGTCATACTATTACTATCACAATGAGAGACACCAAACTTGGTGGTGTTCCTCAACACAGTCATGTTGTATACCATAGTATTCCTGGATCAAACGTATACATTTCCGAAGCATCTGGAGATAGATATCTACAAGATTATCGCGATAGTTCGGGAAGATTGACTAGATGGTATCCAACAACTGGTCAGGTATTTACACACAAACATGGACTTCTAAGAGCTCCTAACACCGATAATACTGTTGCAACTTATGATGTTTTTGATTATGAAGGTGGCAGAAGTGGTGGTGGATCTTTAAAAGACAGAACTGCTGCATATAATGATCAATTCTATCTGGCATCTGGAGCACAAGGTGCTGGTACATATGAGTTTTTAACATATATTCCTAATCCAATTTCATTAGTGTTCACTGGTGCATCTGTAATTGGTGGAAGAAATGTAAACACTGGTGGCACACCAATTTATGATTTCTCGGATGAATGGTTATATGAAACTCCTGGAAATTACACTATCGGTTTTTCTAATATTAGTGGAACTCCAGATAATTTAATTCTTGAGATGGTTGGCGGCGGTGGTTCTGGTGCTGCAGGTACTGCTTCTGGTAATAACGGAGGAGACAGCGTTGTAAAAGTTGGTGATGGATCTAAGGCGTGGGTCACTTGCGGTGGTGGCGGTGGTGGTGGAGCAACCAATGGAGCGTCAGGCGGACAAGGTGGTCTTGCTGGATCTTTCTCAAATCAGGGATCATTAGCAATTATCGGAGTTGGTGGTGTTCCTGGTGGTCAAGGTGTTTCTGGTGTTACCAGTGATGGTTGGCCAGCGGTTGATTATCCTAATGATCCTGCAGGTGGTGGATATGGCGCACCAACTGCTTTCACTCCAATTGGTGATGGATCGCCAGGTATTAACGTATATGTTGGTGGACAAAGTGGAACATATAGTCAAACAATTAGTTCTGTTGGATCCAGCAATTTTAATTTTACTGGAAATATAGGCAATCCTATTGATGTAACATTTAAAATTTATGGTGCAAAAGGTGGTAATGCACGTGGTGGAAGACAAGGAAAAAACGGTGGTGCATTAACAGTATCACTTAGAAACGATCAAATGTCTACATTCTTAAATTACACTTGGAGTGTAATTTTAGGAACTAAAGGTAGTAATGGTGGTAATTCTGGTGGTAATGGTGGTTCTGGTAATGGTCACTCTGGTGCTGGTGGAACAGGTGGTCAAGGTCACTCTGACTCATCAGGAGGAGGTGGCGGTGCATCTTCCATTTTAAAGAGAGGATCAACTATTGTTGCTGGAGCAGGCGGCGGTGGCGGCGCTGGTGGTGATGGATATGATGGTGGTGCTGGATCTAATGGTAACGGTCCACCTGTTGGTGTTCAAGCAGAGAACGGTGTTAGTATTGGTACTGGTTCAGGTGGTACAGGCGGTCGCTATGGTTGCGTCGGTGGCGGCGGAGGAGGCGGCGGCGGTGGCTGCGCTCGTAACGGTCTCACCTTTGGTGGTAGCGGCAACGGTGGTGCCTCTGGTGGTCCTGGAGGTGGTCCTGGTGCTGATGGTGGTCACGGTGGTGGTTCTGGTGGTGCATCAGGAGTTAGTTCTTACAGATCCGACATCTTTGCATCTGGAAGTTTGGGAACAGCAACCACAAATAATGGATATGCAGAGGTAGAAGTAGAATATAACGATGATTATTGGACTCCTGGTGGAGGTGGCGGTGGATCTGGAGCGTCTATTATTTCATCAGTAGCATGGGCAGATTTAGATAATCCAGCGACTGCTAACGTAACTGTTGGTGGTGGTGGATCTGCTGCAAGCATGGGTGGACAGACTACAGGATCAAGCTCTCCTGGTGGAAACGGTAGAGTTCGTGTTGGTCTAGGTAAAATTGTTGGATACCAAGGGGGAACAACAACTGTGACGGTTGGTGATGTTCTTTCAGAGGGATCACAGGATGGAGATAATTGGGATGTAAATATTTTCTCTGGTGGTACTGGTACAGGAACCTTAGGTAGTTTTAAACTACCTACAAACCAAGGCGCTGATGTTTATATTGTGGGTGATGGATCTGGTGCTACAGCAACAGCAACAGTTGGTGCTAATAGGGTTACTTCAATTAATCTTGTAAATGCTGGTGCAGGATATACTGAAGTTCCTTACGTATACGTTATGAATGGTGCTGGTAGTGTAGCAGTTGCCGCAACAACCATTGACCCTGCTTCTGGAGCAATATCTACGTTACAGCAAGTTCCCGCAACGTCTAGTGCATATACTCATTATGTAAAATTTGGTGGAAGTAGTGCATCTAATCCAACTAGATTTGTTGTAACAGTTCCTGTTGACACTGAAGATGCAAATTATTTCTCAATTAAATGCTGCAGAGGAAATGGTGTGAATGGTGGTGATACTCCAGAGGAAGTATTGAGAGCATATTATAGACTTGCTGGGCAACCTACTTGGAATCTTTTGGATACGATTGTAAATCCAAATGCAACTAGAAATGATCCTATTATTGGCAACGTTCCTCCTATTTCTGAAGCATGGGATGGAGCTGCTGGTGATACTAAATGGTACACATATTCTGTATCATTGCCATCACAGGCAAAAGCTGTAGGAACACAATTTAAGGTTGAACAACCTAGAGGAACAGCAAATTCTGCTAATGATAATGATAGTAATACAGACCATTACGGTA